CATTAAGGAGGGATTATGAAAGGTAAGAAATCAGCAATGTTAAAACAGAACAAAGTACCAGGAAGTAAACAAAGACCGAAACCAAACAAACATCAAGCGTTACTTGAGACAATGGCTATCATGAACCTAGAAATCACTAAATTAACAGGTGAAATGAAGGCGATGATGAATTTTAATGCTTCCTTCCTAGAAATAGCCGAATTGAATGGATTGTTTTCAACACAAGACGTATTGCAGTTAATGGATGCCAATGTTAAAAATTCATCACTGTATAGAATCATGGTACATAAGATCAAAGAAAAGCCAACTGATGATGTTAATGAAATCTCACAGATACTTGGGCAACAATTATTTGACCACAAACTTGAATCAAAAGACATCAGAACTGACATTGTAGAATTTAAAGACTTTTGCAATGAAAAAGACACAGCAGAGATACTTGAACTTGCAGAGAAATATAGAAAAGAATTAGAGGAAAAAACAGTTGAAGATGAAGAGAAAGAATAATCTTCTGAGAGAGGCAAAAATCATGTCAACAATACTTAAAAAAATCAAAACTGGGAACCGAATAAGGAGGAATACAACGGTTTCATTATCTATTGGAAGCATGTGGTGTATAATCAAGGGTGACTTGCCTTCTGTGGTATTTAGAAAAATAAATGATGAATTATCATTTGATGTTCCTGGAGCCAAATACTCTAAGCCCTACCAAATGGGGATATGGGATGGTAAAACAAGATTCCTTAAGAAGAACCCTACTATGTTTCCAGTTGGCTTCATTGATCAAGTACTAAGCATATTCAAGACAGCTAAAATTGATTGTGATATAACTGATTTAAGGAAACCAATTAAAGTCAATAAGAAAAATATTGACAAGGCGTTTAATAAGAACAAATTAATTAAACCAAGAATATACCAGAAAAATGCAGTAATCAATGGGTTCAGGAAGGGCTATGGCATTATCAATCTGCCTACCGGTGGCGGTAAAACACTGGTTATCAACTTAATGATAAGCGCTGTTGACTATCAAACTAATAAGAAGTGTGAACACCTTATAACTGCCAGTGGCATCGGATTATGTAGACAACTACAGAAACAAATAAGTGGCTTTCAAAAAGAAGAGGTCGGCTTCATAGGGCAGTCTGAATTTAACATACAGAGGATTACGGTTGCAAGTATTGATAGTTTATTTCAATCCATTAACTATATGTCTTATAAGAAGAAAACCAAAAGGTCTCCTAATCATCAGGCGAGGATGGATAAGAAACAAAATGTAATTGATCTACTTTCAAGAACAACTACACTGTTTTTAGATGAGGCACACCATAGTCCTGCCAAGACCTTTAAGGATGTATTCTATAAGACACAGGCAAGACTAAGAATAGGAACAACAGCAACTTATATAAGATCTGGTGATGGTGAGGGAATGCTATTGAGGTCTGTCACTGGAAACATTATATATAAGAAAACCTTATCATGGATGATTGATAAAGGTTATTTGTCTAAGCCAACTGTAATATTAATGGAGTATAATGCAAGAACAAAATCAGAAGCAGAGTTAAATATTGAATATAAAAAAATAATGCAAGAAAAAGATCCTAACATTACTGATAAGAAGTTGAATAAGGCAAAGTTATGGAATAAATTATATGCAGTTGAAATATCCCATAATGTTGCAAGGAATGAGCTTCTTGCAGAGGTGTTATATAAGTTCTACCTTAATAGATTAAGTGTTGTTCTGTTTGTTAAGGAGCTACATCAAGGTAGTTCTATTTATGAGTGTGCCTTAGATGAGTTTAACATACCGGAAGATAAGATAAGGTTCTTATCTGGTAAGGATGATGTAGGCGAAGTAAGACTGCCAGTGTTAAGATCTTTTCAAAAAGGAAAGATAAGGGTCTTAATATGCACCAAGATCTTAAATGAAGGGATTGATTTCCCTGAAGCTAATTGTGGTATTCGAGCCGGTGGAGAAAGGTTTAGCGGTAACATACTCCAACAGTTAGGCAGGATCTTAAGAAAAGTAAAGAACGCATTGGCAAAAGACTCTAGTAGAAAGATACCACAGAGTGTTTTCTGGTTTGATTTATGTGACTTGCATCACAGATTATTTGCAGAGCATTCACTTGAACGAATCAAGACATATGAATCTGAGTCAGCGTTTAACGTAGCCCACATTAAGAAACTTGATCAGCTACAATCTGTCATAAATGAAAACATCCAAGAAGCCAAGATCATTAAATGCAAGAACAAAAATTAATCTTGTAATTAAACTTAAGATTATGTATAATATAGTATCAGAAACACACACCCTAAAGTTAATAAGTCTTGAGAGTCCCGAAACCGCGAGGTCCGGGGAGGTCTGTGTGCCTTTGATAACTCTCAAGACTTTTTTATTATTAGGAGATTACAATGAAGGTTAAATATCTAAGAGATGAATATGGAGATATAGATAAGGATTATGTAATAACTAAAGATGGCTCTTATCTAAGAAATAAGAAAAACGGAAATAAATTAATCCCATATTTAAGTCAACAGTATAGAAGAATATCTATCACCATTAATGGAATTAGATATGGCAGTGTCAAAATTGCCACACTTCAATGGTGGGCTTGGAAGGGATTAATTCCTAAAGGGCATGACATTCATCATGCCGGAAAAGATGAAAACAATACTTTTGATAAAATAAATGACCATATTAAATGTCTTCAATGCTTAACTCATGGCAATCATAAAACTCTACATTTATCTGGTGAAAATAATCATATGTATGGAAAAACTGGAAAATTAGCACCTATGTTTGGAATGACTAAAGAAAAATGCCCTATGTTCGGTAGACATCATTCAAAAAAGACACTAAAAAAGATGAGCGCTTCGAAATCAGGTAAGAACCATCCTATGTACGGAAGGACTGGAAAAAATTCTCCTATATTTGGAAATACGCATAATTCTAAATTTTCAAATAAACAAGCAGAAATGATTAGATTTTATGCCTTTATAAAAAAATGGACTCAAAGAAAAATTGCTGATCACTTTAATGCCACCCAATCATGTATTTGTAGGATAATAAACGGAAAAACTTATAATCCAAAAAATCATTCTATAAAACAAATAAAATACGACATAATATCAAAGTACAGCATTTAGAGGTCATAAATGAAAACATCCAAGAAGCCAAGATCATCAAGTGTAAGAAGAAAACCGGCAATAAAGCGAACACCAAAAAGTAAATCAATTAAAGATCCAAATCCACCTAGAATAAATATGTTAAAGCAATGGAAGCAGATGAGAGATGCCGAACTGAAAAGGAGGAAGAATCATCAGGCATATGCTAGATACAAAAATGAATACTTTATAGAACTGGTAAAGGAGGCTACAGACAGAGATTATTGGGTGAAGTATGATATTGCAAGAATGAAGAATTTAAGAAAGTCAATTGAATCTGAATATAAGATTAACGTATGCTACTTTAGTCCCTTTGTATATTTCTCATGCCATAAGTTTTTATTATGGACTAACCGTTCCCTGCAATACTCTAACTTCATAGGATTTATGTCTAATGAGAATAACCTTGTTGACTTTGCTAATTATCTTGGTGGTAAGAGTATTAGATGGAGAAAGGAGATGCAAAGGCTACCAGATGATTACCAACAAAGATGGGGAATGAGAGCTGGTATAAAAGCGATCAAGATAGGCAAGTATGATAAACATGTAAACTCACATTATATGTCTGTTAAAATGGACAAAGAATTTAAGAAGCATTTTGGAGAATAACATGAATGAAATTAGGTACTCCAATGAAGAAGTTAAAAAGGCTATAAGCAATCTTAGAAAATCAACTATACTTAACTGTGTATTATGTGGTGGTGAAGGTTATGTATCGACTGGCAAGATGACAGATGACGCAACAGATGACTTTAAAGAATGTGGGTGTAGAAAGGAATTCTTTCAACAAAAACAAATGATAATATCTGGTGTGCCTAAGAAGCGTTTAGATATACTAGACCAGAAGTTCAAAAAGAAAATTGTATTAAATGTCATAACAAATGAAAAGTCTGCTTTATTTAAAGACATAGTTTCTGTATATGTAAGGAAGTTCAAGCAAGCCAGGAAAGATGGCATTGGATTAATGATGTTTGGAGCTTCAGGTACTGGCAAGACTACTGCCGGAATTTTATTGATTGCAAAACTTATTAGAAAGAAGTATGATTGCCATTATATTACTTTTAGGCATTTAATAAATATGTTACTGGAAGGTTATGAAGATAAGAACAAGTCCGAAATGTTTAAGGAAATCATTAAGGTTGACTTTCTGGTAGTCGATGAGCTATCACTGGTTGGCAGAGTCACCCCGCACATGGTAAGCGAATTTACATCCATCTGCAAGGCAAGGTTTGAAGACCAGAAGCCTACTGTACTGATTTCTAATTACAAGAGCATCGATGAAGTTCTATTAAACTTTGGGACGCCAATGGCATCACTATTAAATGAGGCTTTTATTCCTTTTAAGTTTTACGGTACTGACTATAGAGAAATGAAACTTGATCATCTAAGGAAATTCTTTTAAGGATATATTATGTCTAATAAGATAGACAATGTTTTGCAAAAAGACATCATAGCAATTATGCTTAAAGACAAAGATTCTATCTTTAAGTTAAAGCGAATCATAGAACCAGATTACTTCACCATCAGTGCCTATAGATATCTTTACAAGAAGATAACTGAGCACCATAACAAACATGGAGAAACTCTTTCTAGAAAACTATTACTTCTTAAGATCAATAAGGTTAAAAACGAGGACAATAGAAAGTATTTTAGAAAGAAGCTTTTACCACTTTATAAGAGAAGTGTGGATTCCCCTAAAGGCATTGTTGAGGAGACATGGGAGTGGGCTCAAAAACAACACTTTGGCCTATTGCTTGAGCAAGCATCTGAAAAGGGCATAGAGGGGGACATAGAGGGAGGTAAAGAGCTTTTAAAGTCATCGTTTTTGTTTGATGTCCGTGGTACTGACTTTAAGGTATTCTCCTTATTTGAGGAATGGGTTGAACGACAAGGCATAAGGGAAATCAGAAGTAAAGAGACTGGTATTAAAATCAACACTGGCTTAGGATTACTCGACAGCTACCTGTCTATTAATAAAGGCACATCATATCTTATAACCTTAATGGGGACATCTGGTGTTGGTAAGAGTATTATGTCAATCAACCTTGGAGTAAATGCAGTCCATAGTAACTGCAAGATAATCCACTTTGTATTTGAAAATACAGCTCAACAGACTCTGGACAGGTATGACTCTAGAATATTAAAGATGCCATACTATTATGTAAGAGACTTTCAATGGAAGCCTAAAGATTTGAAATTGGCTAATGCTATGATGAAAAGCATGGCAAAGAAAAAGGCTAAACATCTTAAGGTTGTCCATGTACCTATTGATTCTATTAATATAGCCGATATTGAAGGCTTATTACGAGATATAGAAATCTCAGAAGATTGGAAGCCTGACATGATCATCTACGATTCACTTGATCATGTATTAGCATCCCAAAAACAAGAATCATTTAGGTTAGATGTTAAAAGGACATATGCAGATGCTAAAAAGCAATCAGAAATAAGAGGTATCCCAGTTGTAAGTACAACCCATGCTAAGGCAGCAGCAAAAGGAACTAGAGTAAGGCAAGAGAGTTTCTCTGAATCGTATGATAAGGTTCGTTTATCTGATGTTGTCATTACAATATCACAATCACAGGAAGAAGAAGACGATAAACAAGCCCAAATATGGTTAGATAAGTCACGAGATGGACCTAGTAATATAGGAGTCTTAGTAGACTTACTGTTTAAGAAGATGATGTTTAAGGTTGTTGAACCTATAGTAAATAGAGAGGAGGAATGATGAAATATAAATTATTAAATATATCAAGTGGATCTAAACTATTTGTATTAACTGGTTCCAGAAAAGA